CAGCTTGTGCGTAATAGCTTTTCATATTTTTCATAAAATACTCTCTAGCAATAGTGGCACAGTCGCTTTTATTTAAAGTTTGGTAAGTTTGCCCATCAGCGGTAGGAGTAGCCTCTTTATAAGAAGTCATCCAAAGTTTATTGGTTACTGCAACAGTTCCGCTTTCATCCATACTTAAAGTTGAACCTCCTAAATCACCTAAACCTTCAATTTCATCAAGAGAAAATCCTTTGCCAGTAACAATATTAGCAAAGTTATTTAACTTCATATTTGAATAAGGCAAACCAGCAGTAAAGATACCACCTCTATTATTATCACTCATCATAAACGAGCTAGTAGATGCATTATCTTTAAGTCTTAAAGTTCTAAGAGCGGCAATATAAGCAGGAATAGTATAATCTAATTCAGGCATTGCCCCGCCTTTATAATCTGCATCATTCACAAGTTTATTGCATATATAAACAATAACTTTAGAAGATAAAGTTCCTGGAGCTAAAGCTGTTTGGTGATTAGCGTAAGTATCGGTTTTAGCAATAATACCAACACCATCTAAAATAGTATTTCTAGTGTTGAATTTAGCTTCTAAATGAGTTTTAACAGTAGATAAAAAGCATACTGGAGCAATAATATCATATCTTGAAGCATCAATTTTGCTTAAAATACCAGTAAGAACAGGATCGGTAGCACCAGAAGAAAAAACTGTAGTAGTTTGGGTTACTCCACTTGGAAGGGATTCAACTTTAATAGTAATTCTATTTCCTTCAGTTCCTTTATTTTTAGCTGTAAATGTAACTGTGCCAGTAGAGTTTGCTGCTGTAACTGGTGCATTAGCATCAGCAGTAATAGCGGTTACCAAATCATTACCAATTGTTGTGGCAGTAGATGAGGCAGTAGTGGCAATTGCATATCTATTTTTAGTATAAGAACCAACAGTCACATATAAAGTTCCTACTACTGGGCTAGAAGCGGCAAAGGCAATAGAGCCAGTTGCGGCAACGCCAGAACCATTATCAGATACAATAATCGCATCTAATCTAGTTTGGGTATTAACTTGTTTAAAAATATCTATCATCAAATGACCAATAGAACCTGCTCCGCAAAGAGCTTTACCAGTTCCTAATTCATTTGAGATATTAGTGACTAACGCTCCAGAAGTAAATGAGCCAGCACTTGTCCCTTGTGCAAGAATAAGTGGAATGCGACCAGAAGCGGAGATTTTGTCTAATTTAGACAAAAGTGTAAATTCGGAAATAGGATAAGTGCCTGCCATATATTATGTTTTTGTGGTGAAAAACAATCTCTATTTTTTCTTGCTTTGAGCCAGAGATTTTAACTCAAAGTGATCTTTGTTTTCTTCAAATCTTAATTGTTCAAACCAAATAGAATCTAGTGGAGTCCCATTTTGATCAACTTCAATATTGATAGAAGAGTCTTTTTTATACCATTTCTTTTTGATATAAAAATCTTTTAAAAACTTTAATTCTGCTTCCATATTTGTTATAAATAAATCATTGTGGCAAGTGATGATTGCCGTTGACATTAAAAATCTTTTTACTAGACTTTGCAATAACTAATATTCAATAGTAGTAATATAATACTTACCAACTTAATATGGCATCCAAATTAAATATTCCTAAATCTATTTTTAATTTAGATAAACTTATTAAAGCTGGGATTAAACAAGGCTTGCAAAAAAGCTCTGTTGAAATTGCAGGTATTCCTAATACCACTTCTGGAGGTGTTATTAAAGACGAAATGAATAAACCTAAAACAGGTGCAATTTATCCAGTTATTGTAATTAAAAAAAGAAAATATACAAATCACCAAGCATCAAATAGAAGTGGAAACCAAAGCTCCGCTATTTTAGATGGAAGATTAGCAAAAAGTGTTCGTGGTAAAACTTTAGGGCAAAACAGATTAGAAATATCTGCCGACACTCCTTACGCAGGCATACAAGAAAAAGGTGGAATTAATGGACAAGGAGCATATATTGCACCAAGAAACAATCTTATCCGCCCAATTAAACAATCTCGTGGTAATATTATAAATAATGTAAAAGAAGGCATTAACTCTAAATTAAAATAATCAATTACTTTTTATAATGCAAGCAGAACAATTAGTGAACCAACTTAAAGCAGTCCTTCCAAGATATACTGGAGACTTCACAACGAATACAACTATAACTTCGTTAACAAGAAGTGGCTCAACTGCAACCGCAACTACAAATGTTGCTCATCAGTTAAAAGTTGGTAATAAAGTTTTAATTAATGGAGCAAAAGTTCCTGTTGTTATATCTTCTTTAACTAGAAATGGTAATTACGCTTTAGCAATCACTGCAAGCGATCACCCTTTAATTAGAGGTAATATAACCGTTGAATTAAGCGGAGCGAATGAAACTGCTTATAACGGAGTAAAAACTCTACTTGTTGATAAAAATAATTTTTTATCTGCACCATCCATTGAAGTTGAGTCAATAACTATTTCTGGCTCTACTGCTACAGTGACAACAAAAACTCCTCACGGATATATTAATAATCCTAATATCCAAGTGTCCATTACAGGGGCTTATCCAGATGTCTATAACAAACAAACATTACTAAATAGTGTCCCGACCTCCACTACTTTTACATATACAGTTTATGGAACAGAAAATAACGCTACATCTGAATTTGGTAAGATTGTAAAGGTAAAACAATTAATAAACTCAAGAACATTTATTTTTGAAGTATCTGGCAATCCAACAACACCAGCTACAGGCACTATTACCCAATTAAGTTCATATAAAGCTGGATATAATGGATATAAAACAATATTAACTACACCAACTTCCACCACATTTACTTATGCTTGCGACTCTAATTTAGGAACACCTGCTCAAGGATCTATAAGCTCAAGAAGCAATCCAACTATTACTGGCTCTGTTGATTATGAAAGAGCTGTGCAAATGTTCCAAAGCGGTAATGAATTTGGACAACCAGTTAATTGGGCTGTTTTAATCTTGGGGGATGAAACTACAAGCAAAAATCAAAGCACTAAAACAGACGGTATTTCTACTTATTCAATTGGAAATGATATTAGGGAAAATAGTTATCAAAATATAACTTTGTTTATATTCATTCCTTGTGGTTCTACTAACGACCAGTTGCTTTATGCTAAAACAAGAGATGTTGCAACTTCATATAAACCCATTATATTCAAAGCATTATTAGGCTTTAGACCAACAAGTAATTTAAGCGATACTAGATATTCTGGTTTAGTTTCTGTTAATAATGGGGTATTCCAATTTAATAGCTCTTACTATGTCCATCAATATACATTCCAAGCGTCTTGCTGGCTTAACCAAGATGATACTATTGATGCTGATGATGCCTTTGCCTTTAGAGAATTTGACTTTGATGTTCTTAACACTGATTTTAACCAATCTGTTATGAGTATTGAAGGCGATGTTGACCAAGAAAATTAATTTATGAATCTTAGAGAAAAAAGAATCCATAAACTATGCCAAAGTTATTTTATTGAAATAATAACTACAAAAAATCAAGCTATTTTAGATAAACATAAAAAAATACTTGTCAAATATGGCAAATTAACAGAATTTAATCATAATCAAAATTCAGCTTATTTTCGTCTTGGAGATAATGCCTTGACTATCCAACTTAGATAATTTATGAAAAAACTATTAATTATTTTACTATTAATTCCATCTTTTGCTTTTGCAAAAACAAAAAATAAATCCCCAGATTTAAATGCTAAGGTAATAGAGCGTTGTAAAAATTGGGATACGCTTGAAGATATGCCTCAAAAAGAAGCTATCAGGTGTCTAAAAGCCTTAATTATTAGGAACGACGAGGCTATTAGATTTCATAATGCCGATATTATCAACCTCTATGATGTTATAGATAATTTTAATTAAAAAACCATAAACATCCTAGAATATGAAAAGACTTGGCAACAAAGAGTTATCTAAAAGATTGATTGATAATTATTATAAGAAGTTTGGCACAACTAGAGAAAAGGAAAGTAAAAGAATAAAATTAGCAATGAAACAAGATGCAATGCCAAACTATAGAAATGCTAAATTAGAAGATTTAGAATATCTTTTAGAAGACCATAAACATCTTTTCCCAATCAACTGAAAAGTTTTTATACCAAGTAAGAAATTGACTAAATGAGTCACACGCGTCGTCGTGAGAACCATTAGGGAACTGCATTAACTGCTCTTCAAAGTCAAATAACCAAGTCGCATCTTTAGGTAAATAAACATTTCCATTCGCCATTGATCCAGTTGCATTATAAAATCTAATCTCCTTTTTAATTCCTCCGTGAGAAATTGGCACTATACCATAATTACATTCTTTAGGAAGCTCTTGTATCAAAGAAGAGCCAGTATTCGCATCTTCAATCAAGATTTTATTTGCCGCAGGAAATTTGCCAGCAAACAAAAGTAGATTCATTTTAGTATCTTGGTAAATAGCTCTTTTGTTATACCAATCAATTAAATAAATTGATGTTCCCTTTACTCCAAATTTTAAAAATGAAGAAGGGTCATTTATTTCTTTAACTTTCTGAGCAGTATCAGCACTTACATAAATACTATCAAATTCCATAAATGGAACTTGTGAAAGATCAAATCTTTCAAACCACTTTATATCAACCATATTCCCACCTTCTGCAACTGGTTTTTGCATATATTGAGTAAAAAATACTTGCTTTCCATTAGCTATATTAGTTTCAGTATCTACAACCCTATTCTTTAGCTCATCCACTTTTTCTCTTGTAAATCTTGGTAATTCTGGTGCTAATAATTCCCCTACCTCAACCTCTTTTTTAAAATCGCCAAAATAAAAATATTTTTTCTCTTCAAATTCTATTGGCAAGCATAAATGAGTATATTCCTTTCCTCTAGTTCTTAATAAAAAACCAGTTAAATCGCTAATACCAAGCCTTTGCTCTATTATTACAAAACTATTTCTTACCACACTACCACGACTTTCAAATGTATCCGCAAATTTACCTAATAATCTAATTTTAGTAGCTTCTGACTGCATCATTGTTGATGACATATAATCGTCAAACAAAAGAAAGTTTGCTCTTTCACCAGTAATATTGCCTTCTGTGGCAAAACCCTGCATTTCGCCACCCATAGTAGTTCTAAAATGTGTCTCTGTATTCTTTTTATCATCCGCTTGAAAATCAGAAAACATCCCTTGAAAATGTTTAGTTTCGGTAATTCTTTTGGTCCAGCCAATATTTCTATTTACAAGATTTTCTTTATTTGAAATTGCGAATATTTTTTCGTGTGGAGTTCTGCCTAATATATATGACGGAAGGGCAGATGACCATATTGTTGACTTCATTAATCCTGGCGGAATATTTATAATAAGTCTTTCAATTTCATAATCTGCCACTGCTTGTGCATATTCACACATTAAGTCAATACTCCAAGTATTAATTAGGGGGGAATTTGGGTGGATAAATGGATAAGCAAATTCTTTAAAGTAATCTCTAAATTTTCTTTTTAAGGAATTATTTGAATGCTGGCTTACAAGTTGTGCTAATAAAGGGTCTAAGATTGTCTGGTTTAACATATTTTAAACTTATCTATATCCTTGTATTAGTTAAATTAGAATCACCTCTAATAGAGCATTTAAGCACTATTGTTTCATATTTACCTTCTAAGTTGGGTATAATCTCTACAATTTCATAAAAATTGCCAGCAAATTCTAAAATGTAGGTTTTATTTACTTTGATTGAATCGTAGCGAATATAGAAGTGGTCGGTTATTTTGCCAATCATATTGACACCGTCAAAAACTTCTTCTCCATTGGCAGATTTTTGCATTGCCCACATTGAAGCAATAGGTTCAAGGTTTAGGTTTGGATCAATAGCAGTTGTGTTTGTGGCTTGTTTGGTCTTTTTATAGAAGGTAATAAAAGAACGCATATTGCCTATGCAGGTTTTAGCGGCTCTTGGTTTAATTCTAGCACAATTTCCCATTAAAAATTTACAATTTTAAATTGGTCAAATAGTTGCATTGAAGCCATCATATCATTCATATT